ATGTCTGACGCTGAAAAAATCATCGTGGTGCAGTTCAAAAAGGGGCGGTACGGTATTGTGCCGGGCGATATGCGCCCCGCGACCAGCCAAGCATCCGCCGAGAAAATCGCGAGCGCCATGGCACCACGTCACATCGGCGTTGCGGCGTATGCCGTTACCGTAGACGAAGAAAGCGGCAGCATGGCAAACCCGCGCCTATTAGCCTCGCATGGGCAGATTGCGGACTTGATGCCAGACTGATTAACCCGGCGCGGGGGGCGCGCGCCTTTTCTTGACAGGGGTAACTTTGCGGCTCTGAAACAGGAGATTGGAAACGTGCGCCCGAACGCAATCAAACAGCCGGACGATATCGCGGCCTATGTCATCCAGTGTCATGACGGCAATGCTGTTGCCGCCGTGGAAACGCTGCTGGACGAAATCCACCATCTGCAAAATCAGCTATCCATCGCCGTGGCGGCGATGGGTCGGGGATATACACGCGGATGGAAACCGAGCGCCGAGCGGGAATGACATGCGCCATCGTCGCGGTATCGATCTGACCGGCGGCAACAACGACAATATGCCGCCGAAGCCGACAGGCATTTTTGTGCCGCAGCGGGACCACTCGGCGACCTTGGCCGATTTGCCACAATGGTATGTCGTCGGCGCGCAATGCTGGCGCTGCAAACGCGTCGGCATGCTGGACAGGTGGGAGCTACAGCGTCGTTACGGCAAATTCCGGCCCATCATATCCATGGAACAGCTATTGCGATGCCTTGGCTGCGGCAACCGTGAGAAAAACAGTTTCGTTCTGGCGCGCGCAAAAAGGGACTGGCCATGAACTATCAACCGACGCCCGGCACCTACGGTTATTTGTGGGCAGAAAGCTATACGGTGACGGCCTATTGCGACCCATGCAATCGCGTCGTCAAAGTCGATCTGGAGAAGATGCCCGCCGAGCAAAGCTACATTAATAGGCGCTGGCGGTGCCAGTATTGCCACGGGTTAGGACAGGCCAACTTAAGCCCGGATCATTCGCCGCGCGATTCACCAGCGGCCAAACAACGCGATATCGAGCGCACCCGCAGGATAGAAGTGTTGGCGGAGCGGGTGCGGCCACAAATGCAAAAAGCCGCCCGGCGCGACCCGAGCGGCTTTTTTGATAGGGAAAAATAACGTATCGCTGGGGAGGCATTAAAAATATGGCTATCGAAATCAGCCCCTTACAAAATTTCATAGTCCACTAACGCCCTTGTTAATTGACCATTCATCACTAGATAGGTATCACCATGATACTTACAGCGGTCTAGACCGGTCGGAGGATGTGTGAAGAGTAATGATCCTTGGCTGCCTAATGTGGCAACCGACAAATTGAGGGCAATAGCCCGAGACCCGAAATTCACCATCGCCTACAAACTACATGCCAAAGAGCGACTTGCAGAGCGCAACCTTATCGCGTCTGACGTATTGTACGCTTTGAAATACGGGTTCGTCTACGAACAGGCGGTCCCGGCGACTAGGCAAGGATTCTTCCGCTATCGCGTCGAGTGCAAAACTCCGAATAGCGGGAGCCGAGCCATAGGCGTTGTTGTTATACCCAACCACGTCGGCTGTTACATGAAGATTGTAACGGTCATGTGGATTGATGAATTCGAGCGCAGGGACGGCTCGATAATTGGAGAATGAAAATGAGTGTTGTTGAGCATCACTACACAGAATGCGGCTTGATGAACGTGTTCATCAGCGGAATCGAGGTCCAGACCGACGATGACGGCGATGAGGTAATCATCGTTCCCGCTGTGAACGAGCTTCATCACGTCATTGCTACGGGCATCGTCAATCACCCGAAGGGCATCAGCGGTGATGAATTGCGCTTTCTGCGTACCGAAATGGGCCTGACACAGTCCGAATTGTCTGGTCTCGTTCACCGAGACAAGCAGTCGATTGGCCGTTGGGAACGCGGCGAAGTCGAAATCGACAGCCCGTCTGAAACGTTGATCCGCCGCCTTGCCATCGAAAAGCTTGGCTTGCAGGAAGTGGCGATTGAAGAACTGTCCAAGCGCAGCATTCCTACTGCGGAAACGCAGACAATCTCGATCCGTAAAGTCGAGAACAACAATGAGCCTTACGAACTCATTGCTGCGTAACGTAGTTTCATAGAGATGGAAAAGCCCGCGTTGCGGGCTTTTTTATGCGTCAACCGGCCATGCGCCGGTCAAACCATTTATGAAAGAGCGCTTCGACACCACGCGGCCCGAGATAGGCCAGAAGCGCAATCAACCCGGTTGATGCAGGTTGACCAAGATCGGCATAGGCGGCGGCGCTTTCGCCGATGACCGCCATGCCGAGCGCGACTGGCAGTTCCCAAAACAGTTCGATGCCGAAGAACTTGCGGCGACCTTTCCGCGCCTCGTTGCCGTGCCACATGAAGCGACCAAGCAGGGAGGCGATAATGGTGGTGAAGGCACCACCAACCCATGCATTCATCAGTTCGATGAAAGAGGTGTACTTTTCCGGCATCACTCGGGCTTTCCGCAATAGAGGGCATAACGTCCGCGATGCCGGGCAATATCAACGGCAGCGCTCCGGTCGTGGGTGACAAGGTAAGTGTTTGTTTCCGGGCGCGGGTTGATCGGCACAAGCAAATCGCAAGGCTCAATCGCCTTCACGGTCGGGCTGCACGCAGCCGCCGAGAAGCCCGCACAAATCAAAATCGTCAGCCTGCAAAGCGCCTTCATCGATCTTCTGTCCGTCTTTGAGAATGGTGATACGATCGTCCTGGAGTCCGACCGCGACTTCGGCTTTCCCCGCACCCTTGCCGATATAGTAGGCGGGCGCGGCCATGAGAGCGGCACCGATAACGATGCCACCCCCGATCAATGCGGCGTCAAAAATCCGCATCAGAGTTTCCGCCATGCCAGATAGACGGATACGCCGACAACGAAGATGGCGATTGCCATCCGCGCCCATTCGCCGGACGAAAGCTCGCCCTGCTGCGCCGAGACAACCTCAACAGCCTTCGTCAAAGGCTCCTGTCCGACCGGAACGGCGGTGCTGAAGCCACCGCCCAAGATGGCCAGCGCCTTGGACTTGGCCTGTGTCTCGGTTTCGGCGGTATATTTCTTGCCAGCAACTGGCCCCGCTGAAGGGTATTGTTTCCAAGGCAACTGGAAGTGCGGGCCATCTTTGAAGGACTTCCAGTCACCACCCCATTCAAGCGGAATGCCGAGTTCCTTTGCCGCCTGTTTCATGGCCTTGGCGAGCTTGGCATAAAGCGGCCAGTCCCAAACCACGCTACCGCCGACCAGCGCCGCCAGATCGACCGCATGACTGTAACCGTTCGCGGCTTTCAAATGTCGGCTGTTCATGGTCTTGGAAGCGCCGCGCGCAACCATGTCCTTCTGTTTTTCCAGCGTCCGCACACCTTCGGTCACCACGAAATCAATCTCGGTGATCTGGATGGCGCGCTTGACGACGCGCACAAGGTCGGGATGTACGCCGTCAAGGCGCGCAAGGCTGCGTTGGGAAAGCACGTAACCCATTATAGTCTCCAAATTTTCAGGGGGATTGTCGGCTGGATGCCGGTTAGTTTTCGTCGGTCCGACCGAAGCGGCGCGGCGTCAGGAAAGAGGACGGCGTGGCAGGCGTGCCGGGCGCGCTGTTCGGAGCGACCTTGCCGGTTGATTTGGCATCATCCGGGGCCGCGCTTGAATTGTTGCCTTCCTTGCCGGCCGATTTTTCGGTTGCCGATTTGCCATCGTAGAGCCTGCCCGAAACCGCCACTTCAAGACCACCGGTTTTCGTGTATGCGGTTTTGGCCGTCTTGATGATGTAAGGCACGCCGTCCACTCCGGGCCGGATATCGGCGAAGAGCAGCGGTAAGCCCGCATCAATACCCGCATCGCCAATCACAGTGACAGACACCGAGCCTTCGCCACGCTGCAACTCCTTGGCTTTCGCCTGCGCCGCCTTGTCGGCTTCGGCAGGTGATGCAAAAGGTTCCGGCAAACGGTAAATGCTATCGCCATCCGCATCCGCATCCGCGTCGATCTCCACGCGTTCAGCTTTGTCGGAATCCTGATAGTACGCCACGACCTTGCTGTATTTTGTGCGGTCGTTGATTTCGACTTTCAGGCTTCCGACCTTGATTTTCTCAGGCGTCAGGATGATGGAGCCGAGCGGCGCACCCGACGCAGAAAGACCGGAGCCAAGCCGCGTGAAAATCAGGCGCTTTTGCTTGACGGCAAAGAGGCCGTTATGCCGCTCTGCCAACCGCCGCATGAATTGAATGTTGCTCTCGTCCTGTTGCGCCAGCCAGTCATATTCAAAGTCCGCAAGGTCATCATCAACGGCAGGGGTTAAATCGCTTTCGCTGGCGATCTGCGACAGGATATCGCCGAGCTTCGTTTTATCCCATGACCTTTCCTGCCGCTCTTTCAGCTTTCCGCTGCGAAGGTCCGCAGCCTTGCCGGAGATCGACATTTTATAAGGGAGGCAATCGACATTAACCTTGTCCGCAGTGAAGACGCCTTTCGGCACGAGATCATCACCGAAACCCATTTTGACCGAAATGATTGCACCCTTACGCGGGATCGCCAGAAAGTTCGGCGGGCCGTCATTCAGTTCGATATCCACCGTGTCGGATTTCATGCCCTCTTCGTCAGTGACGGTTAGGGAGAGCAAACGTTCATAAAAATGGCCTGCGACCGGCACGCCGTCGATACTCACTTCCACGCGCGGTTTCATGGTCAGTCCCAAAGGCTGGTCAACGGCTTGGCCGTGCTGGTGGATGGAATGTCCGGCATGGTGATTTTCGTGCCGAGCGGAAGGACAGGCCCGAGGGCAGCAAGACCCGGATTAGCATCTATGACGGCTTCGACCACTTTGGTCGTGCGCCCGTAGAAAGCGAGGCAGGCAAGATCAACTGTCTCGCCTTGCCGCGTGGTGTAAATTGTAGCCATTTTGGTCACCGGAACAGTTCAGACAGGAAGGATGCAGCCCGATCCACCAGACCGCCCGTACTTGGCAACGTGCCAGAACCGGAGCGTTTGAGCGAGATGGAATAGGCGTTGCGCCCGGCCTCGCCACGGCGGTTAATGTAGCTGCGGTCCTCTTCCACGGACTGCACGGTAAACATGCCTTGGATGACACCCTGCGCCGCATCGCCTGTCACCAGCATCATTTCTGTTCCGGCTATGGATGCGGCAATAATCCCGTCAAGCTGCGATTGCCCGCCGAACTCTTCGGGAAAAAGAACGCCCGAGATCGTCACTTCGTCGGAAGTGGGGCCAGTCCACTGCTGCTGGTTGAGAGTTTGGCCGACAGGCATTTCTACCCAAGGCGTGTTAACCTTGCGTTTGACACCCTGATAACCAAAGCCCAGCCCCTCGAAGGCGAAGCCCCCGAGCATCATTGAAGTTACGCCCGACATGAAGGGACTCCAAATTTTAAAGTTTCCGCGATAAGTATCGGCTTGGGTAAACCAGAAGGGGAAATAGATGCGCCGCACATCTTTAGGAGGGCTCATTTTTCTGCTCGCAGCCACGGCAGCAAATGCGGATGCGATTATGTGTTCGGATTTCGTGAATGCGTGGAAGGCGAAGAAATATGTCGGAATGTCCGACATGCCGCCCGCCGTTGTTGCCTCCACCTATTTCTTGTCAGGCGCATATCTCGCGACAACGAAGCAGTCGGTCCAAAACTTTGATAACGCAGATTTCGGAGCATACCTGTCGGCGGTGCTAGAGAAATGCAAGGCAACCCCAAGTGCAATCATCATTGATGTAGCGCTGAAAGAAATCTCCGCTTGGAAGCCGAAGAAGTCCCGGTATCAAGAAATCAGCTTGATTGATTTAAAGCTCGACATCAGCAAAATGACCGGCAAGGAAATCGAGACCGAGGCGACGGTGCAAATAGTCGGAGAATTTGCGATGCTGCATAGTGGAATGATGGACGCCAACCCGGTATTCCTTGACTACAAAAAGGTCCCAAGGGACCAGCGTAAAAAGATACTCGAACAATGCAGCCTTGGATGCCCCGCAAGGATACAAGGGAAAGTTGGAAGCGTGATGTTCCAGAACGGCATCATCGCAGATGCCGTTCTGCTTGATTAATCGCTAAACGCAGCCTCAACCGCTTTTTGAACTTCGTTTCCAATCTGTGCAACGGACGCGTTAGCCGCAGCTTGAGGATCGGATGTTCCGGTAATACTGACCTGATTGTGTACCGTCACGCTTACGGGCTGCGGGTTCGTAACACGGACATCCTGCGTCCCTGTTGGCCTCACCATTTCCGAAATCGAAGAAGCGTCAATTCGCATCGTCTTGATACCAAGATCGTCGGCGGTCTTTCCGGGGAGGTTTTCCGTGCTGCCGCCAAAACCGTTCGCTCGCGCAGCCCTCGCCGCATCCAACGCAAATTGCGTTGAAACAGATGGCGGGGCTGGATCAGTCGGAAGCGACGAGAAAAAGCTACCCACAGCATGAAGGGCATCTTCAATTCCCGGAAGGACAGCCTTCCCTTGGCTGTAGGGCGTATCACCAGTGTACGTGGCCTTGCCAAGTTCGTAGGCGCCAGCAGCAGCCCCACCATAAATGCCCATGCGGGCGAGCCCTAAGAGGACGGAGGACCACCCTCCAACAGCGCCGCCCGCAGCTGCGGCGGTAGCCGCCGTCGCAGCCCCGGTTCCTGCTGCCGCAGCGGGCGTACTTCCACCAACGATCGCAGCAATACCCCCGACAACCTTGAGCGCCCCGAGTAAGGTACTCGCGCCGGACAGCACAAACAGCGCTGCCGCCAGCTTTCGGATGGTGCCAGCCAGCACGGAAATCCCCATACCCCATGCAAAAAGCTGGAAGCCGTAACCGGACATTTCCGCAAAAAACTTGGCAATAGGATTACCCTTTATCGCCTCGTTCAATTCGCGGATGGATGCACCCCATTCCTTTGCCCGCATGAAGATTGCCCCAATGCGGTCGGCGGCGTTCGGATCAACAGGACCAAGCAACAGGTCACCGAGATCATTCATGAATTCCTTCATGCCCCCGGTATAACCAAAGCCCTGCGCAAACCCCTTCGTGAAATTCGTGATCTGGTCGAAGATCGTCACGCGGTTGCCGAGCGTGTCCAGCACCTCGCCGATGCCCTGCGCGCCCTCGCGGATGGTCGGCAACATGCTGTCGCCGATTTCCGCGAAGACGTTGGAAATCTTGTTCCCGAGCAGGTCCAGAACGTTTTGCGTTGTGCTGGCGCGCTGGATGTACTCATTGAATGCCGAGCCTGCGTATTTCGTGCGGTCGGCTACGCTATCCAGCGCTTGATCCAAAAGCTTGATGTTGCCGACCAGCGGCATGAAGGCGCGCGCTTCGTCGCCGAAGAATTCGGACAGCAAGGAAACCTGCTTATCCTTCGGCGCTTTCGCAATCGCTGTCAGCACCTTGCGCATGGTGCCTTTCGCGTCTTTCTGCATATCCTTGGCGATGGACGGCAGATGCAGCCCGAGCGCCTTGGCGGCGTCCCGCTGTGACTTCTTGGCAAACTCGCCCTTCGTCAATGCGCGGATGACGTTCAACATGGCGGTTCCAGCCGTGCTGGCATCCGAACCGGCGGAGATCATGGCGCTACCCATGGCCGCAAGTTCTTCTTTTGCAAAGCCGCCCATTTCACCGAAAGAACCGACCCGCAACATGAATTCGGTCACGTCCTTGGCCTTGGACGCCATATTGTTCGACAGGTGGTTGATGGCGTCGGCCATATCGCCGGTTTCGGCGACCGTCAAACCAAGCTGCGTTTTAAGCTTGGCAAGGCTTTCGCCCGCCTCACCTGCGCCAAGATCGAAGGCGATGCCGACGCGTGCGGCCATCTCCGCAAAGCTCTGCAAGTCTTCGGTCGCGATACCGCTTTCACCTGCGGCGGCGAACAGTGCCGCAATGTCATTTGCGGCCAGCGGGATTTCGCCCGACATGCGCCGGATGCTGCGGCGCATGTTTTCAAACTGTTCGTCATTGGCTTCGACAACCTTTTTCACGTCTGCAAATGCAGACTCGAAACTGATGGCCGCGCCCGCCGTCGCCTCGAAGCCACGCGTGACGCCGAAATAACCAGCGCCGAGCGCGACAGCCTGCCCGATCAAACCTCGCATGGGTGCGAAGGCAGAAACAGATTGCGCCCGCAGGCCGTCCAGCGACCGCGTGATATGCTTCGCGCGGGCCGACACATCATCAAGAAGGGAGACGCGAAGAGTGCTTTGCTGGACAGCCATGGTCATTCTCTCATGATCTTCCGGTACTCCTTGCAGGTGTTGAAATATGCAAGGAGCTTACGGGCGGGCCATCGCTCAATGACATCGAGCGATGTATTCGCAGTATCGGCAACGCAGACGGCGACTAGCCGCCAGTCGTGTTCGTCGGGTCGTTTCCCAAGAGCGGTTTTGTCTTGGCGACGATAATTTTAAAGTCGTTGCCCTTGATCTTTTTAAAGGCCGGCAGCGGAACATCAGAAATGAGAGCCAGCAGCGTGACCATCTGGCCGATGCCAGGAGAAGAGCTATCCGCCAACAGGAGGTCGCCGACTTCCGGTTCGCGGAACGTCAGTTCGGCATAAGTCTTGCCATCGTGCTCAACGGGCTTGGCGAGCGGTACATTTACGGAATCCATTGTGTCACCTGAAAAAATGGCCCGCAGGACGCGGGCCGGATCGGAAGGATTGGAGAGAGAAAGAAGCGCCAGCCGTTACAGCAGCAAGGCGTTGCGGATATCGCCGAACTGCGAGACGCCACCGACCTTGAAATCAAAATCGTCCATCTCGTAGATTTCTTCGCCGTCGATTTCGAGCTTGTAATAATCCACGTCCGCGCCGTAGTCGTTTTCGGAAAGCTCGCCCGCCTTCCACGTTCCGGCATCGCCCTTGAAAACCCTCGCGCGGATGGTGAGGACAGCACTATGCGTAGTGCCATCTTCGTCCACCAGCGCGCCAGTAATCATGAACTGGGTTTCGGAACCAATCTTGATGCCGTGCAGCTTCAAAATCTGCGGGTCCATGCCCGGCATTTTAAAGCCGAGTTCCAGTTCATTGTAACCGAGGTGGACTTTACGCGGCTTGATCATACCGGCATTGCGAACGCTTTCGCGGGTGGCTTCGGGAACCGGGATGGTCATGTCGCCGATTTGACCGAGCTTGCTCACGCGGTCAGCCCACAGCATGCAGTTTCGAAGGATGAAGCCGGGGAGTGTTTTTTGCGTCATCTGAAAAGCTCCTTAAGCGGCGACCGAGAGCGCGCCGATTTCGATTGCCCCGTTCACCTCGTCCAGCAGCAACTGATACCGAACGATATTGCGGTGCGTGGTGATGTGGATTTGCTCCATGAGGCCAACCGGCTCGAATTCGACCCCGAGCAGGGTTTTGCCGTTGACCATCAAGGTCGGGTCGTTCTGGTTCGACAGCCAGACGCTACCACCCAGAATGTCCTCGTTCCTCGTGAAGACACGCATTGCGGCGTTGCCATCTTCGATGAGCATCTTGAAATTGCCCTTCGTGGTCTTGCGATCCACGTAGAGGAAATAGAGGTCTTCAAGAGACTCGTTGATCATGTCGGCGGTGGCGCGCACGCTGTCGAACTGCCACAGCGGATCGTCAATCGCGAGACGGCTACCCCAAGTCCTGAAACCGCCGCGCTCGTTGATGATCGTGGCGACCTGATTTTCGTTCAGGTAGTTGCTGTCATCGGGATAGGAGATCGTCCGCGCCACGCCGTCGATGGTGCGAATGATCTTGTTCGACACCGACCCGGAGAAGCCTTCCGCCGACGCCACGACACGGGCGCGGACGCCAGCGAAGACAGCGGCAACAGGCTTCGTCACCGGCACGCCGTTGACGTTCTTGATCACCTTTGGGTCGATGATGAGGATGCGACCGCCGTTGACCGTCTGGCGGAAGCGCACGGCTTCGGCGTCGTTCGTGTTCGGCCCCGAGATATAGGCGCGAGCGCGGATTTTCGGGATGACGGCATTGAGTGCCGAAACAAAGGGGTTCGCCACGTCGCCGACATTGGCGGTCGCGGTCGGCAGCACCTTGCCAGCATCAGCCCCGCCGCCCGTGAAGGTCAGGACGGGCGCTTGCGACATTTTCTTGCCGGGCGCAACGACCTTGACGGAAACAACCTTGTCGGCGTCGGCCCCGGTCCCCATCACGGCCTCCAGCGTCGGCAATACCTTTCCGGGATCATTGCCGCCGCCCGTCGCGGTCACGACTGGCGTTTCCGTCAGGTTATCGCCCTGCGAGGTCAGCGACACCGAAACCACGCCGTCCTCAATCCACGCGCCCGTGTCCCCGGCGGTGATGATGACGCGCGGCTGATAGCCGGTCAGTGCCTTGGCGCGGAGTGCGGAATAGATGCCGGTCCGTGCCACGGGATCGCCGATGAGGTTGTTTTGCAGTGTCGCGGGGTCAGCGCTGTCGGGGACGCGGTTGACGATGCACCAAGAGCCGCCTTCATCGAAAATAGTGGTAAGGTCTTGCAGCAGCGTTCCCGCCGCGCCGAGCGCAGTTGCCGCCGTCAACGACCGAACAATGGTCGGATAATCGAGAGGAAAGGCGGCAGGGTCCGCGTCCGGCGCGATGCCGTTGACGAAGGTAATGCCGCTGCGGGTCACGCGTGCGATTGCCGGAGTATCGGCACTTTCGACAAGCTTGACGCCATGATGATAGGACAGGTCAACCATTCGGCTGGTCTCCGTTGAAGGTTCCAAATTTTTGAAGGGAGGGTTCCGGTTCATCTCCGGAATGAGGAAGCGCCCCGCCCGAAGGCGAAGCGCGGTCTTAGAGATCAGGAAGAGTTTCTGCTAAGCGATTTCGGCCTGCCGCCACATGGCGTCTACCTGCTCCTCGGTTAGGCTGAGCGCATTGGCGACCACAAGGAGGGTGGGATGTTGGCGATTGAACTCGCTTGTCTCGGCCCACTCAATCTGAGCCTCCTGCTTAGCAAGCCCCTCAGGCATTGCCGCGATGGTTGCCTCCACGGATTCCAGTGAGATACCATTCCGCACCAGCGTTAGGCGTAGCTGTCTACCGGTGACCGGAGCGAACGGGGCCGGTTCAGGCGCTGGCGCGGAGAGAGTACCGTCCTGATAGATCATCCCTTCGGCTATATCCTCCGGCTCGGCGTCCATGCCCAGCACTATCCTATCCATAGGTACGATGCGTGAGGGGTCATATTCTACGTTGGTTACCCTGAGCGTGACAGGGTCAATTACCGCCCATGCACCATAGATTGCCGTCAGGAAGTTTCCCCGCTCGTCCCATGTGGTCAAGCTCTTACGGAGGTCGTACCAGTCTTGGCCCTCCTCATTCGCAAAGAACATGATGCCGGTCGTGCTGGTAGGCTTGAAGTGTCCAAAATTAACAATTTCCATGCATCACCTCAATCATACCAAGAGGAAGTCCAGCCCCGAACGGGGTCATACATCTGGAGATACCTGTAAAACAAACCAACTATTACGGTCCCGCCAGAGTTGATCGAATGATAGCCTGTTATTACCGTACCACTCGGCCCCTCAAACTCACCCAAGCCACGGAAATTCAGCTCGCCCCTGCCGGTCAGGCGAACGGCCATGGCAGCAACGCGGTTATTCGCCCACGCTTGGCTGCGCTCCTCGATCTTACTATTGAGGTCTCCAAACTGTGCGGTCCAAACAGCACCACCCGGCGTCACCTGAAACTTTGGAGCCTCATTATAGGAGACCGTAAAGTAGGCATTTCCAGTGTCGTGGTAGGTCCACCACTTGTCTGTGCCCGTGCCTCTGTATTCGATGAGGGGGAACGTCTTCTGGATCGTGAGATTGCCGGTGAGAGCGCCACCGACCAGCTTAAGGTAGCGCCCGTCGAACAAGGTCGTGAGAGCGGCCTTGATGTTTCCCCATGTCGTTTTGAACATGGCGGAAGAACCGGCTGCAACGCCAGCAAAGAAGTCGCCGTCGTCTGGCGTTGACTTTCCATTCGCCCCAGCGACAGCCGCACCGACGGTGGCGGTTGTCGTCAGCGCTGGAAGATTGGCCTGCGGCACCTTGCTGTCGGGGCCGAGCGGTGCCACCCCATCAGCGACGTTCTTCTGGTCGGCACGCAGATAATCGGCGAGCTTGGTGTCAACAGCCTCTGAAGCATCCTGCATCGCGTTCTGCACGGCCTGCGCTGACGCGTACCATGCGGCGTCTTTTCCGCCGAGCTTGAGGGCGTTCGGCGCGGTACCGCCGACAATGATCTGGTCAATCTGTTCCTGCGCGAGCGAAATTGATTGCTGCAGGGTTGCAATCTGCGGCGCAACATTGACCTGAATGTAATCAAGTGACGCCTGAACACCCTCTGCCATGAGGCGTTCAAACGATGCTTCCAGTTGCTCGCGGGCAGTCAGACGGGCATCAATGTCGCCCATTGCGGCATTCCACAATGGGCGGTCGATCAGAGTCTTCGGCCACGAGGGAATTTGATAGCCATCAGACCTGTCTGGCATAGTCCAAAACCTCCTCGCCTTCCTGCTCGATGATCGCCGTTACCAGCGAACCGCGCATGTTGATTTCGTTCAACGGATAGAATGTGAAACGCCCGCGCTTAACGATGCGCGAGAGTTTCACATCATAGGATTTTTCCGGGTCGATCTTGGAAGCCATGGGAACTCCTTAAAGCGCAGCAATGAAGGCGTCCTGCACGAACGGCACGGACGCGACATTGTTTGTGGTGGCTGCAGGGCGCATGCGGGCGGCATTCGCCGCAGCGCCGAGCGTGTAGGTTGAAAGATAGGTCCGGCGAGCAGGCATCTGCGGGTCGATGGTGATTTCGGTGCTGTCCGGGTTGACGACAGTATTTCCGACCATGATAGCGGGCGTGAACGTATGCCGGTCAGGATCGAAGAAATCCAGCGTGTATTGCGTCTGGATGCTTGTGGTCGAAAACCCGAACGGAAAGCTTTTGCTGACCGCCCGCATGCTGTTGCGGTTGCGGGCAACACGCGAAACCGCTTTCTGGTCAAGCTGGATCATAGGCTGCAAGTCCGCCGTACCCATCATGACCATGCGCAATTCCACCGACGCCGGCCGCCCGACAAGCGGGTTAGTCGCCGGGTCTCCATCGTCCAGTTCGGTCCAGACGGTCGAGCCTGATGGCCGGATTTCCCAACCGAGTGTGCATCCGCCCGGCACCCAACCCGCAAACAGCATGTCGATCTGCGTCATGCCGTCCGCGAGGTTGAGAGCCTGCATGGGAATGATCGTGCGAGGGCTGCGATAACGAGCGGCATTGAGCCGGAAGCAGATATCCGTCTCCGTTGACCCCTGAGCAAACGCGCCGTCTGTCGTCAGGAATTGCGTCCCACCCGTATACTTGTTCGACCCTGAAATATGCAGCGCGTGTGCGCCGGTCGTCACAGTGACGAAAGCATACCGCTTTCCGCTTTCCAGCAACGTGATGGGCAATTCCACCTTGTTCCAGCCAACGGTAAGCTCCGCATGTTTCAAAAGACCCTGCGCCAGCACCGCATCAAAACGTGGCATGCCACCGGTAGTGGTTTCCACGATGAACACATGAACATCGCCATCGACACCGACGCGCGCGAACGACAGGTCGAGACTTGTGACCTGCATAGGCTGGGCAACGAGAAAAGACTGCGCGCAAATTGAGCCGTTGATGCCAACCTCTTCGGTGACATACTCCCAATAGGGTTCGCTGTAGATTTCATAGCGCACCTGACGAACGCCGTAAGTTTGGTGGCCGGGGCCATAGTTGCCGCCGACATAGACCACTTCGAAGGTCTCGCCGCCAACATTGAGCATTTGGCCCACCCTGGAATCGCCGCCGAGGCCAGCCCACCCCGCCGCGTTTTCACACGCACCCATTGTCGGGCCATAGGTCAAGCGCGCGCGGGAGGCTTCCTTGCGAACCAGCGTCGTCTCGGTATGGACCAACTGCGAGATGTTGAGCGTGGCATCAAGCGAGGTGTTCGCAATTCGCGTCACCTCGTCAAAGGCAGGCACCATGCGGCGTCCACGAAAGTGGATCTTCGGATCGTCTTCGGCCTGCACTTCAAGCCGCGCCTGTGCTTCGGCAGCAAATCCGAACCGGACGCCCTCTTCAATACGAGCGAGCCAATCGACGTGTGTCATGTCCCAACGGTCGGGAATGAGCGCATCATCGAAAACATAGGCGCGCGCCTCGTCCGGCAGATCGACTTTCAAGCGGGCCGCGCCGATATCGCGTTGCATCTGGCGAATGATTTCACGGCGGGGGATTTCAGTCAGCTTGGCCGTGATATTGACGATCTGCGTTTCAATCGTCTCGGTTCGCATGAAGAGGCCGTCTAGATCGACTTCGAGCGCGGCAACGCGGCCTTCCACTTCGAACAGGGTTTTCACCCGGTCGCCATTGCCCGGCTCTATGGCGTCGATACCGGTCGATTTCAGCAGCACGAACGCGATGCAGGCGTCTGTCGAGTCTACAAGCGGCTTGACCGGAACCGGGTTCGCTTCACCCGGCTGCACGATCAACTCAACGACGCGGCGTATTGTCTTCGGCGTGGTGCGGTTGACGATGACGCTGGTTTCAGGATCGTCGGATGTTTCAAACGGGCGGTTTGCCGTATCCGTCACTTCTTTGCCGCGCAGGAGAATGGCAACCCAACGCTGGTCGGAAGCTGCTGCCGGGATATAAATCTGGAGGTTCATATCGTTCGGCGCTTCGTGCGCATAAACGATTTCCCCGGCAACATAGCGGCCAGCCGAGACCGTGATTTCCTGCGCCGATTTACGTGCAACCGTGAAGGCGGCCCAATGGGCCGGATAGCCGATGGCGTCCAGCCAGAGGCCGTCCGTCGCGGCCTGCGCCTGCAAGCCGATGGCTTCGAAATCCGCGTGATCGGCGATTTCAGCTTCTGCAAAGGAAGTGCGCTGCATGTGTCGTTACCCTCAATCCAGCCGCTTGCGATCCATGTAACCGCCGATGGCATGGCTTCCGTCGATGAAAATATTGTCGTTAAAGGTGATGCCGCGCCGCCATGCGAAGGAAACGGAATAGAGCGTTTCCGGCGTCTTGGCGGTGGCCATGGCGCGTTTGGCGCGCCGGATCGGTTCGAGGTTGATGGCCGTCATTGCCGCTCGCCCGAAGGCACTGCGGCCTATCTGAAAGCGGTTCTTCGGCGCTGTCAGCGTCACGCGGACAAGGTAGTGCGCAACAAATGGTTGGTGCGCTATCGTTGTCCGACCAATCACCGCCCGCCCGAAGGTGAAACGGTCGGGATGGGCGATGCGGTCCACGATTTCCGCGTCAACGAAGGCAAGGTAGCGTTTCAGCCCGGCAAGCGTGCCTTTCAGCGCGCCCAAGGGAGACGCGGGATAGAGCGTCGAAACCCCGGCGCACTGCGCAATCATTTCCCGCTTGCGCTCTTCGGTCCAATCATCAAACCAGAGATCGACCGAATGATGCACGGCCAACCACGGCAGAAACCGTGCGGGCGTCTGATAGGGGTCCATCAGAACCGCGTAAGGTATAGGCAGGTCATCCGACATACCGGCGGCAAGCGCCTTTTCGAACGGCTCCGCCGATGACGGGAGCAATACACCTACGTCACTCATGCCCGCACCTCGACAGTGATGTTAAGGCTGGTCATCACCGGCACCTTGTAGGCGTCGGGCTGGATGATGACCGGCGCGAGGTCGCGCACCCTGATAACGCCGTCACCGAAGGCCGCACCCGAAAACAGGGCTTCTGGAATTTCGCCGCCGATCAGGATGCGGGCGGTCGCCGCAGTGGTGACACGCTTTTCCGCTTCCTGCCGGACGATATCCGCAGACGGCCCAACCGCCGGAATTTCGAGAACAAGCGTGACCGCGTATTCCGTCCGCCCGGCGGCCATGACCGAGATAGCTACAGCTTCCGGCGCACGGTTCGGGTTCGTTACCGACGCCCGGACCGTTTCCAGCTCCAAGGCCGTCGGGAGCCTTCCCATCGGGCCGACGACAACAACATCCGTATCACCGCGACGGCCATGGATAGCCCGGCCATTTACCCGCGCATCCCAAAGCCCAAGGGCTTTGTCGGCAGATTGCGGCCACGCCGTCCACGCATCATAAAGGTAGCGACCGGCAGAACCGGCGGACGGCAGATCGTAAGACAGAAGATACCGCCGCAATAGCGCGTCATCGCCTTCCATAATCGCCGCTGCATTTGCGGTTGCGGGAACCACGGTCAGGCGGACAATATTCCGGTTCGCGGCGATGGCGTCCAGATTGGACCCCTTCGCATATGCCGCCAGAAGTGACCGGAAAGTGTCGTTGACATTCTGCCGGTCCAGAAGGCGCAGGTATGACCAAGCTTCACCGACAACGCCCGCCGGGTCCGTTTCGAGATCCTGCACGTCATATTCCGGTAGCGACGGATTGACCGCCCGCAGCGTGTTCCAGAATGCGAGGAAGCGCACCTTGAATTCGGTGTAAAGTTTTTCGAAATCCAGCGGGCTAATCGCATCGGGCAACGGCAGGCGGGAAACATCAATTGTCGTCGGTGCATAAATCGCCATGGTCATCTGCCCGGATAAATGACGCGGACGGTGGCACTCTCCGCAATGGAGTAATCGCCACGATGACCGCGAGGGTAATAGGTGCCGAAGATATCGAGCGCGATGACGCCACCGGCATCCGCTTCGGTTACGCGCCCCGCAGTCATACGGAAGCGCGGTTCCCATTCGAGGATTGCGGTTGCGGCGGCAGAGTAGAGTGCAAGCACGTTCCGCCGCGTCATCTTGCTGTCGATGAAATCGGGAACATCGCTACCGAAGGTCCGGCGCATGACGCGCGAGCCTTTCGGCGTTTTCAGGATTTTACGGATTGATTGCTGCGTATGCGGCCAATCATTCAGCGGTGCGCCGGTCTGACCGTTTACGCCGGTTGAGCTTGCCATGGGCGCTATCCTCTTTTTCAGGGAAAACGACATTACCGAAGGGCGGCGCAAGCTCGCGGGCTTCGTCGTCGGTCAGGGGGATGGTTTCGCCAGCCGACCGCCAGCGCCCGGCGATTTCGCAGCCGGTTCGAACCTTGTAGTTTTTCATGGGGCGTTCCTCAGTCCACGGCGTAGACTTGGCTTGAGCCTTCGACAATCGGCCACATGCCAGCGGATGAACCGCTAGCGACATGCACCCTGTCCCCGATTCGGGCGACAGGACTGCCGCCTTCACCGCCAAGCCGAACATCGGGGGATTCAACAATCACCTTCGGCGACGTGACTTTCGCCTGTCCCTCCGACGCTTCAATGACGGTATCGCCGATCTTGATATGAAGCGGCGTGTCGCTGTTCTCGCGGGCGTTGTCGTCGCTATAGGTGGAAAAATCTATCTGCGCGTCGGTCATGTCGCCGTTTTCGGAAACAACATCCACCTGTTCGCCGACGCTGTAGAGGACATCCACCTTGACGCCACCGGCAGCAAGCGTCCGCGCCTTGATCCAAGGCGTCAGATATGGCTTTCCCGCCTGTTCCGACAGTTTGACGCGGTATTTGGATTTATCGTCGCTGACCTCCGCAATCGTTCCCTTGCGCCGCCGGTTACGGTTGCGGCGCTCAAGTTCGGCCATGCGAACATACAGGTCTGTGATCTGCTCCACCAAACTAGCCATCAGGGCGACCCCTCATAAGGCGTGATCAACATGGCGTCGGCCTCATCATGGATCAGACCGTATCGCCGCATGGCCGTCTGCAATTCGCTGGCATCGCCAGAAAGATGCGCCCGCATGAGCGCAACCTTTTCCGCCATGGACGGATCAGTCGGAACAAGATCGCTTTCGCATTTGGCTAGGAACCGGGCGAAGGGCGAGCCGGGCTTGAGCGGTTCCCCGCGCAACGGTTCGGCGACCATGTTGGCGGTGATTTTCAGTTGGTGCGCGGCAAGCCGCATGCCGTTCGTGTCGCCGCTAATGCGCGACCGCGAAGCGGATTGAAAAGACAGGCAGAGAGAGCGGAAGATTTCCGCCCATTCGTTTTGCGGGTCATTGAGGGCATCGCCGGTCTGGCGAAGCGCCATGTCAAGATGAAACTCAAATGTCGCATCCGTCGCAGGCATGCCGAGAATAACGCTTTCATCAGTCTCATCATCGGTGACCGCGTGCGCCGTGGTCACGCCAGCCTCAAAGACGATATCGAGTTGCCCCGGCGATGCCAGCGAGCGAAGCTCAAGACCCTCCATAAGCTTCGAGCCGTCAGTGTAAACCGAGATAAAGGGCTTGTCCTTGTCCGTCCGCAAGGAGCCATCGGCAGCGATATCGAGCACGCCTATTTCGCTGTCCAGCACGTTGGAACCAACGACCGTGCTGCCCTTAGTCGCCTCCACGGCAGAGATGCGTGCGGCGAAGCGGATGAAGGACATGGAAGCTCCTAAAGTTCTTTCAGGGCGACAGCGATAAGGTTGCTATGCCGGTCACTGACAAAATCGACCAACCAAACCGGTTCGCCTGCCCGATCCATCGCCCGCACCTTGTCTCCGGTTTTCAGCGCCGGGCCTTCGTAGGTAGAGCGGTCAATAAAGAGTACGGCATCCGCAGCAGCGAAACGGACGCGATGCGGACCGCTAGCGGCATTGCCCGCCGGTCGCGTTGTGTCGTCTTCCGTGTGCAGAGCCTCGCAGCGGATGACAATTTGCGGGCGGTCCGGGTCCGTCTTGCCGTTCACCAAGAACGACAGACGGACCGTCTCGCCAAAAGCGCCGCCAACCTTCCGGTCAACGGCAACTTCCAGTTTTCGCCAGTCCACCATCTTACTGATGCAAGATGAGGTCGCCGGTCGCCGAAGGATTGGCGGCGACGACGGCGGCGTAACCGACTTTGGTGTTTGCACCAGCATTATCGGCGGTGGTCAACTTGGCACCATCCCAATAAAGGACTGCGCCCTCGGCCCATGCCTGCGCGTTCGTCTTGGGCAGGGTGAAAATGCCCGAGCGGGAAATATTGACGCGCTGGCCAGCCTTGGCGGAAAACTCCGCTACGCCGAACAGCTTGCCGACAAGAACGCCGTCGCCGGAATTGACATCGGCGGGCGCGGTGACTTCCACCGTATCGGCGGGGCCTCGATAGTTTTTCATGGTGATCTTCCTTGCGATCAACGTGACGAAGAAAGGGAGAGCCGGGCGGCTCCCCCAACGAAGTCAGGCAGGCGGCTTACGCTTGGCCGGGGTTGTGATAGCCGAAGCGGAAATCGGTCGCGCCGCAACCGAAGTCGTGTTCCACCGACATGCTGAAACCCTGCGAGCCGAAGGGTTCGTCCATGCGAACGCGCGGAGCCTCGTAACCTTCGAGGTAACCCCAACGGTAATTGGAGCCGGTCGAAGGATCGGCGAAGAGGTCCCAGGAATTGTCCGCGATCTGCGACGTTTCCACCAGTTCGAACTTGCCGGAGAAAATATTGACCGTGGAAACCGTGGCGGGCGTGATGGATGCCAGCAGCTTTTCCGCATCGGTCAACTGGTTCGGGCCGACCAGCATGATACGCGCCGGGTTTGCGAGCAGCGGCTTGCCATCAAGAGAGGTTTGCCGACCCATCGACTTGCGGCCTTCGCCGACGCTATCGACAGTAATCGCAGAACCAGCAGCAGCAAGGTTCTTGTGCTCCGCATGGAAGACAGTTTTGCCGTCCGCAAGCTTGCCGTTGTATGCACCGCCGTAGAAGGTGACTTCTTCGAACAGTGCAACCGAAGCGCCATAGCTCGTCAGCAGTTCGGCGATGGCGCCAAGATCGTCATTGATGAGCATCTGCCGGCTGATATTCAGGGCGATGGCGTAGCTGAAAGCCTGCACGGCTTCCTTGCCTTCGCCGAACGAACCGAACTTGATCTTGCCGTTTTCCAGAATCTTTTCCAGCATCGGGAAATCGCCGGTCTTAACGATCGTATCCGGGCGGAAGTCGCGGAAATTCTTCTTGCGGGCAAAGCGCTTGAAGGTCGGCTGCGCAAGCGCGTAGCGCTGTTCCAGCGTGCGATTGACTGCGCCTTCAAAAATCACCGGGAAATCAGAAGTCGAATGCGCGGCACGGCTGAAGATGTTGTCGATATCGCGGGCATTCAGCATGCGGCGACCGTGAAAATTCACGCAATCGGCGGCGATATCAACCAGACCTTGGCCCATATACTGGCGGGCGGCGGCAGACGGACCCGCCTGCGGGACCGGCGCGCCGAGACCATAAGCAAGCGCTTCGACACGGGCCGAACGGATGGTATCGGCTTCGTCGTTACCGACATGGACGCGAACGCGGCTGTCAGTGGGCGCGGCGCGCTCACTGGTCACCAAGTGATCCAGAAGCAAGCCCCGGAAGCTATCCAGAGAAGTGCCGGAGCGGATATGGTCACGACCAAAGCCCGCGTGCCCGGCACGCTCTGCCAGTTCTTCGATAGCGGTTACGCGCTCGCGTTCGGCACGAACGGCGCTCTGCGCAATGGTCTGCGGGTTGGTTTCGGTGGGCGTGGGCGCGCTCCGCTCCGCGTTTTCAAGCGCGGCAATCTCGGCACGGACGCCGTCCAGTTCGGTGAGGATCGCAGAGTGATCCTTTTCTATGGCGCGGGCGGCTTCATCGGACAGCCCTTCCACCAGTTCCGCACGCTTGCTTTCCGCGCGCGTCGTCAGGTCGGTGGCCTTCGCCCGGAGTGCGAGCAGTGCCGGGGTGGCCTGATAGACATGATCGAGCATGCCGCGCGTCTGCACGAATGCATCGTGACCGAGCAGCGAGGCCGCGTGGGAAGGGTCGGCGGAAAGAATGGTGAAGGCGAGACCGAAGCAGACGATTGCGGCGACGGTCGCGAAAACATATGCAGCCTTTTTCATGGCGTGCGGTTCCTTTTGTATTACCGGGCAGGACAAGCGCCGTCGCCCTGTATCCCCGGTGGAAGTCAGGCGGCGAACTGAAAAATTGGAATGAGTGTCAGGAGAAGCGGCGGGCCTCTTCGGCCATGCGCATGCGTGCGGCCCGAAGGTCGAGACACGCCACAGACTGGATAGAGAGTGGGAACGTGGCTTCGCTGGATCGAACCTGCGCGCCCGGATCGGCCGGAACGGTCACAAAAGAAATCTCGTTTGGCGTCCAGCGCTCCACGAAAATCTTTTCGACCTCGCCCTTCTTGGCCGCTTCCTCCACCCGGATTTTATCGATGGAGTATCCTACCGACACATTCTTGATGATCTTGTCAGAGACAAGCCCGAACATGCGGTCGGCGGCCAGATCAATTCCGGCCTTCGGGAAACGGATGGTCGCCCATCCTTCGCTCTTTTCGATCCACGCCCGTTCAACAACAGCGATCTGCGAAAAGGTGGACCACCGGGAATGACTGTCCAGAACCGGCGCACCCAAATTCATGCGCGACAGGTCCAGCGCCCTTTCGCTGACGACAAGGATTTCATCGAACGGGACAGCCGTGTCCCATCCGGTATAGCGCAGGCGGCGCACCGCAGCACCGGTCGTGAATACCAGCGTCACGGTGCGCGCCTCTTCATCGATAGAACCGATATTGAGGTCTTGCCCGCGAACCTGCATCGGCAGGGACGCAGGCGCTTTGCGCAGTTCAAGTTTCGTCATCGTCGGGTTCCTTATCGTCTTCCGACTTGTCGTCGGGCGGGTCGTCTGTTTCGTCCCGCTGCTGCACCTGCCCGGCCTGAGACATCCGCCGGGGGTCGCTGTCGAGAACAAGCTTGCGCTTGTCGATCTTGGCGGCGTCAGACGCGATTTCGTCCAGCACGTCATCCGGGTTTTCACCCATCTCGGCAATGACGCTTGACAGGGATCGGAAGCCAGCACGCACTTCCTTGACACGGGCGTTCACGTCTTTCAGTGGGTCAGCTGAATAGAAGCGCGGGGGCGACCATTCAACAGCGACCTTGGGCGTATCGATGATGCCAGCAAAGTAAGCCGCTTCGCAGAACCAGTCCCAAATAGGCTGCAACAGCATGGGAATGATGATGAGCCATTGAACGGCGGAGATCGTCCGGCGGAAACCTTCAAGTCCTACCTTGCTGGACGAATAGTTCACCTTATCGAGCCGACCGGACAGGATCGCATGAGGAACCCGCCAACCTGCGGCAATAGTGTGCAGCATCGAGTTCTTGTACGGATCGTAGCTGTCCGTCACTGCCGGTTGCGAAAACTCGATGCCCCGACCACCAACAGCATTATAGAACATGCCCGGCTCGAATTTTTCGACACGCCTGCCGTTCACGTCATAGATGCCGGGCTTGGTGGGCTGGCTATCCGTCACTGACATGCCAAGCTGGTCGGCTTCGTCGCCGCCCGTCATCACGCCAACGATACAGGCTTCCAGCCGCTTGCGTATCAATTCCGATTGTTCGTATGACGCCAGATCGTAGGTATCGACCATTGCTGGCGCTCCCCACGGCGCTCCCATAACCTGCGTTCGCTTCTTTTCGAAAGCGTGGGCAATATCGGACGCCGGAACCGGCTTCGAAACAATCGTGGACTTCGGGTCAAAGAAGCTGTTGCCCGGATGTGAACCGAACATCCAATAGGCGCGCTTCCTGCCGATGGCGTCAAATTCGATGCCTTGTATGATCTTGCCGCCATCGGAAAGAATACCTTCCCTTGCGATGTCAAGCAGGTCAACTTCAAGCACCTGCAATTGCAACGGGACCGGCAGACCATCTTCCAGCCTGCGGCGGCGGCGGCGAACCAGACCGTTACCGCTTTCAAACATTCCGCGAGCCGTCAGATTGACGATACCGTTGAAATCAAGATCGCCGTCCGCATCGCAAACCTTGCTCCACTCCGCAAAAAGCTCGTTGAGCTTCTTGTTTTTAGAACGGGGAATGATGCCGTCACCGATAGCATGGGTGACCAGTTCGTGAATTGCCTTTTCGGCATACGGATTGTTGCGGGCGAGATCGCGCATGCGGTCCCGAAGGTTTCGACCGGCGCGCGCAATTTCTGCGTCCGCCGATGTTGATGGTGCACGCCTGCCGGATTTCAGGCGGCTGGTCTCTGCACCAGCGTATGCACGGGACATAATTTCCAGCGCGGCGCGGTGCTTTACCCGCCGAAGGCCAGCTTCGGGCGAGAAATAACCAATGGTCCGGTCAAGAACGGTAGCGAGGCCCATCAGTCGAGCGCCGCGTAAATGGTACGGGAGCCGCCCGACCGGGTGGATTTCAGCGCGGCGAGTGCCTCCCGCATGTCTTTGAGAGAGTGATATTCCACCTCGCGGCGCGTGCCGCCAGAGTGGAATATCACCTTTCGCGCGCCCATTGCGATTGCATCTTCAAGCGCAGCAATTTGATCGTCTGTAGTCGCCATTATGCAAGCCACTCCGGTTTCGCGATTTCTTGTGTGTAGGTAGCGACCGCCGGTTCCGGCGGTGTCGAAAGCTCGCCCTCGCGGTGCGCCCAATTGGCATTGACCATCTGGCGGGCAGCGAAGGCGTATACTGTGCAGTCAAGCGCTTCATGGCGTCGGCCCGGTACCGGAACGAACTGGCGGCTTGGCTGGCCTCGCAGATAGCGGACTTCCATCTTTTCGCCCGCAAGCTGCTCGTACCAGACTTCCGGCAAGTCCTTCGAAAACCGAATGGACTTGGGCCGGGCCAGCCTGCCGAAAATGTGGCTCTTGATGCCGTCCACGCCGACGATGAAAAGGCGTCCGCCCTTCACGTTCGTTTTGGAGCGCTCAATCCATGGCCGGTTGCCCGCAGCACCCTTGATAGCCAGAACGCGGCGATTGAAGCGCGGGAACGCGAAGCGATAGACCGTTTCCATCGTCTCGCCGTCCGAACTATCGACGCAAACGGCATCGACCTTGATCTTGCCGCCAAGCGGATGGTCCCATTGCGTCGTCAGGACAACGTCCAGTTCGGCCCATGTGGTATGGTCATCATAGCGACCCCACACAACGGTATGGCCGAGAACATACGGGATGCCCTCTTTGTCCCAACCAACGAAGGTTGCTTCCAGACGATCATCCTGCACGTCCACGCCGACCGTGATAATCAGCACTTGGACCGGGATATTTTCCAGTCCGAAATCTTCGGCGCGGCCCGCAAGCTCGATATCGTCCAGTTCGTCGCCGTCCTCTTTCCACCCTTGGGCAAGGATGGTGTTGACGAAGGTTTGCAGCGTCGAAGGATCGTTTTTGACCGTGACGAATTCGCGCGCCAGCCGTCCCCAGGAGGCGTTAGGCAGAAGCGATATCAGGGCGTTCATGCGGAAACCGGCATGATCCTTGATTTCCGGTCGAAGAGCGCGCCAGCGGCCATTCGCCACCATGCCCGGCTTGTGCCGCTCTTCCACCACAGAGCCGCATTCGACGCAAACATAGTACGCCTTTTCCGGCTCACCTTCGGGCCAATGGATATCGGCCCATGTGATTTCGTGGAAGTGACCGCACTCGGGGCAAGGCACCTCGTAGATGCGCTTGTCCGATTGCTCATAGGCCCGCAGCACATGGCTGGTCGCCTCGTAAACAGGCGTCGAACCCATGACAATTTTGCGGTCCGCAAACGAAAGCGTGCGGCGTTCCGCCAGCAGGATCGGCGAACCTTCCTTCGTCGCATCCATGCCGTCCGCCTCGTCAATGAAGAGGATGCGGACATTGTGACGGCGCAGGTTGCGCGGTGCCTTGGCGGCGATGACTTTCAGGAAGCCGCCGGGAAAGCGTCGGGCAAGAAGGGTGTTGCGTCCGCCTTCGCTGGTATCGCCGGTCAAAAGCCCGCGAAGCGCTGGCGAGGCATCGAAAATCGGTTCAACGTCCGAAACCATATAGTCGCGGCAGTCGGCCTCCGTCGGCAGAAGCGAAAGGATCGGCGACGGGTCGTTCGAACAGAAGCTTGCCATGGCGCTGGTCAGCAGCGTCGTGAAGCCGACGCGGACCGGCTTGACCAGCGTTACCCGCTCAATCGCACTATCGCCAATGGCGTCGGCAATTTCACGCTGCGGAGGCCACAGCCGAACCTTGCCGGTCAGCGATGAAACGCCTTCCGGCAGATGGACGGTATGTTCAATCCATTCCGACAGCCGAAGTTTCGGCGGCGGTAACAGGCTGTCCCATACCGCTCGCCGCAATGTCGTCAGCGCCGTTGTCATCGTCCTCGTCACCAAGTTCGGTAAGCGCCGACCGGATTTCTTGGCCGATCAGGTCCACATCGTAGGTCGTGAGATGCGGGAGCATCTGCCGACAGCGCGAAGGCACCGACAGAACAGCGTTGCGGATGCGTCGGCCTATCGAAACCCACTCGTTCCGCACGTCCGTGATCGAAACCATTTCGCGGCGCATGGCGGCGTTTTTCATGGCCGTCTGGTCGGCCTGTTCTCGCGCCAGTCTGGCGCGTTCTGCGGTCAGAACATCCGCGCCGTCACCGCCGCGACCGGCGGCAACACCACGCAAATGCTCACAGTAAAGCTGGATGGACTGGCGAAGATCAAAGCGATTCCGTTCTGTCTTCACCACGATTCCACGCTCCACGAAATCCGATACCGCCCGCTTCGAAACCTTCAGCAGTTCCGCCAGTTCGGACGCGGTGATTTCAATATCGAGCGACGGCTTTTCCGGTTCGGCAGGTGCCGTTTCGTTAAGCAGCGGAAGGCTTTCGCCAGCTTCCGCATGTTTCTTGTGCGATTTGGCCGCAAAACTCGGGCTCACGTTGAACTTTGCCGCCGCTTCCCGAACCGTATGGCCCTCGTCCATGAAGGCCACGACCTGTTCACGCAACTCGTCAGGATAGCTCTTTGCCATCTGATTCCGATTCCACTGAAAGGGCGGTGGAACCCCCCTATAATTTTCTTCACAGAGCGAAATCCCGCAGTCGCCCACACCCGCTACTTGGCCTCTTTTGGGGGAGGACCCGACCGAGGGGGGGTATGGGGCGGGTCGAGATCGGGGGTCGGGGTGGCCGGTCAGGGGACCAGCTTGGCAAGGGCGGCTTCGACCCGCTCTTTCAGCAAGGGCGCTGCAATGCGCTGGAATGCTTCGGCTGTCGCGCCGCTGGTCATTTCCTTCGGGATGAAAACCCCCGAGCGGGCGAAGGTGATCTTCGTGCCGGTGCGGTTGAGCCGGTAATAGGCATGGCCGTTGAACTGCGCCACCGGCTTACGGTCGGGGAACTGTCCACCCCGCAGGAACGCGCCGGGATAGAGCGTCGGCTTTCCGAATGGTCGAGCCACGATACCGGCTTCGGTTTCCTTCGGGCGCAGATATTTGAGGCGAATGTTTCCGCCCCGCGTGGTCATGTCGTAGACGTAGCGGCCCGGCTTCGCGGTTGCCGGATTGCCGATGGCCTTAACGATGGTGGCGCGCGGCAAGCCCGTCTGTTTCGTCAATTCGCGGATGACAACGGTTTTCGTCCTGTTGCCTACCTGATTGACGATACGCGGCAGAACTGTCGGAAAGCGCCGTTTCAGTTCCGCTATTCGGTTGCCGTATTCCGCAAGATTGCGGTCGGCCCACTTCATGGACAGAAGAGGCGTCATCATATTTTCCCGAAAGTTGCCTATACCTATGCAAACGAAAAAGGCGACCGGGTTAGGGTCGCCTCTGCTCAAGTCCGCCGATGATATAGCTGTCGCACCGGCCTTGAATCGGTCTCTCTGGCGAGAGGGTCAAGGCAGGGTCCGCCCCGGCTTACCAGCGTGGAGGTTTTGGAACCCCACTCGCCGGTCGAAACCGGCGCGCCTGCACAGGATCAGCAGATCATCCTGCGCTATGCATAGTCACAACTGTTCGAGCAATGCAAGAGGGGCTTCGATGGTCGAAACCTTGCCGAACACGTCCACCGCCACCACAGCGCCGGTAGCAACGCGCTCGCCGTCAACGGTCCGATCCTTGCGCAGTTTCAGGATGGTGCCGCCGAAACTGGCGAAGGGGCCAAGCACGAAGCGAACCTTATCACCGCGCTTGAACTGTTCGCAGTGCTTCACGTCCGGCGCAGTCTCGTCATCGCCGAAAGCCTTGAAACGATTCATTTCCTCGTCTGATACACGATGAGGGTGAACCATCCCGCCAACGAAGCCCGCGACACCTTCCAGCCGGGCAATACCGCAGACTGCGGCAGGCGAATAGACGATGTTGACCAGTACATAACCCGGCAGGAGAGGACGCGTGACAGCAGGGATAATGCGACCGCGAACCACCGTTTCACCGATGGATTCGAGCGGGAGAAAAACTCTCACACCAGCTTTCCGAAGAGCGTCTTCAACAGCTTTTTCCGCCTTGTGCTTCGTCTCCACGACGAACCATTCGTGTTTCCCCGGCTGATTCTCCGCCGCCATGGAAAGCATGGTGACGTTGAGTCGCTTCGTGTTCTGCATCTGGTCGAACAGAGACGCAAAACGCGACAGGTCATAAAGCTCCGGGTTGACCGGCTTGCTGGCGGCATAAATCTTCACGTTATGCATCATTGGTGCGTCCCTCGCTGATGGTGGAAAGAAATTTGGAAAGCGCGGCATCAACTGCCGCTTCGAGATCGTCAGCCCCGTCATCGACCGGGGGGAAGTAGACCCATTCGGGCGTATGTTCGATAAAGGGCCAGCCGTTGCGTTCATGCAGGCGCTTCCAAGCCGCGAACACATCGCTGTCACGATGCACCTGCCGGAAGTCCTGCACCAACGGGAGAAGCGAGAGCGAAGTGTTAAAAGGCTCGCGGCGACGGGCAAGGTCGCGCATGGTGTTGACGAGTGGCCAGCCATTGTCACGGCGCTTTTCGAACATAAGCTGTTCGCGGGAAATCATGCGCTTGGCGATACGGGTTTCGTCAAAGCTGGTCACATACAGCAGGCCGGTCGGCTCTTTAGACAACGCCTCAAAGCGCGTTCCCATCCAGAGCTTGCCGCAGACTTTGGCAATGCCATGGGCGTTGATCGGCTCAGCAAGAACGTGTTCCGGCAGGTCGCGCCAGTGACGGTTTTTGAGGTAAACTGCTGCGGCCATCAGGTCGGCAGGCTTGGCCCAACGAAGATAGGCGGGCGTCCGCTCTACGCACTCGGTCCTATCTTCCGGGGAAAGAGCGAACCATGCGTTGCGGGCATATTCGACATCGCCCTTCTTCCAAGTCGCAAACCAGAGCGTGAAGGCGTGCTCTATCTTTTTTCGATCAACCTTTTTCAAAACTCCCTCTTCCGCGCCAGCGGTTGGAGAGTTTTCTGGAATGTTAGTTGGAAGATTCTTATCTTGGTGGAACTCCTCCACCACCTTCCGGTCGTCATTTCCACCACCTTCGGGAACGATTTCCACCGCCTTGGCGACAGAACGCGGTGGAACTGTTCCACCACCTTTGGAGGCGGGTGTGTCGTCGGAACGTGGTGGAGGATTTCCACCACCTTCGTTGTCTTCGTTACTGGCAGCATTGCCGGAAAGGTCGCGTCCCGGCCAGCGCGCAACATATTCGTTCCGCTTCCATTTCTGGCCGCGAAAACCGTGTTGCGTGACGACAATCCAACCGCTTTCTTCGGCGATTTCGAGGTGTTTCAGGACGGTTTTCTTATCGAGTCCCGTCAGGTCCACCAGTTCCGAAATAGGCGGATAGCAGGAACCGCCGGTCGCATCCATTTTCAGGCCAAGCGTATGCAGCACAAGGCGCGTGATAGGCGGCAGGCCGGATTTACCGACCGCGTGCCGCCAAGACCATGCGCGCGACATTGCGCCGTGATCCGGTTCCATCACTGTGCACCGCCTTTCCGCACCACATCGCGCAGGAAAGAGCGCACGGCGTGGACGCCGAGAACGACCGTATGCGGCAATCCGCCGTCAGGCAGGCGCGTGGCGTTGATGGCTGCAAATTCCACGTCCAGCGCGTCCACGCCGAGCGTGAAATGCGCTTCCTGCAAAACCCGGCGGATAGTGGTGTGGTCGCGATAGATGACGCCCTGCGGCGCGCGCAACAGCCAGTCCGCGCGCGCCGCGTCCGTCTGGCAGTCCGCCAGAATTTCAACGATAGGCATAAGGTCGGTCATCGGCTGATTTCCCGCTCTACCTTGCGTGCCAGAGCGCGATAGCTGTCCATGGCCTTGCAAAGATCGCCGTGCGCCCGGCGCTGGTCAGCAGTAGCCTTTTCGGCGCGTGCGGTCGCTTCCTCGCAGGCGAGGAACGCACCTTCCACCACCTTCGTCTCTTTCAGAAACTCATCATAAAGCGGGTTCGAGCCAGCCGGACCGAAGAACTGGTCGCGGACCTGCGCCACCCAATCGCGCGGTACGCCCAAATCCTTTGCCACGGCAGAATCCGTCCAGGGGGATTTATAGGCGTCCTTGGCGTAAACCTCGTCCAGCTTGTCATTGATAATGCGCCGGTCATCGCGGCTCATTTCACGGGGCTTGTCTGCAATCTTCGCTACCGTGTCCACCATGGCTTTTTGTCCTTTACGCTTGGCCGGGGTGGCGTGGATCGGGCAGAAATCCTTGCGCGGACTGCTGCCGACCACCCATCCCTTGTTCTGAAAGTGCTGAGTTGCCGCGATTGGCGGCTTGCGATTGACCCCGGTTTGATGCGGGAAATAGGCGACAGCGCCGCAGCAGGCGCATGTGATCTGCATGGCCCTTGTGGACTTGTCGCCGTAGGGGATGGAAACTTCTGGAAAGATGCGGTCGCTCACCGGGAACCCCCTCTTTTCCACGCTTCGAAGTCCTTCCGAAAATGCAAGAAGGCAGCTTGCGCGCGCGGGTCGTTGTCGATTTCTTTTTTGCTGGAAATGGCGAGGATGCTTTTCAACCGGGTGTCCGCCTGCGCCTTGTCGCGCACCGGCCCGCCCGCGCCCTTGATTTCAAGGAAGCGCTGGAAGGTGCGGTCGGAAAGCAACATCGCGGCCTGCGCCGCGTATTTTTTCCGCACGGCGGCGGCTTGCTGCGCCGCCACCTGCTTTTTCAGGTTCCGAACGGCATCAGATGCCCGACCAATAAGGCCCAAAAGGAAGGCGAGGTTTTCCGCCGCCCCGCAAATCAGGTCGCGTTCGTCCGGCAGTGCGTCGGCATGAAGCGTGCAGATAAGTGCTTCGTCACCCGTTGAGCGGCGGGCGATGACGGCGATGTTGTTTCCGCGCGGCTCGAATACCCAAACGTCGCCTTCAATGCGCGCCGAAAGGTAGCGCAAGCGGTCAACGGCTTTTAGCTCGCGAGCGCGGGCGGGATCGACAATCTTATTCATCGTTCAGCCCGCCATCATCGCCAGATACATCATGCTGGCACCAAGGGCGCCAATGGCGAAGCAAATCGACCCACTGACCAAATCAAGGCGGCATTCGTTGAACCGGACGCCAGCGCAAAGGCAGGTAAGCAAACCGACCACGAAGAAAGCGACGGCCATCATGCGACCTCGCTTTCCGCCGTCTCGGCGGGTTTCTGCGGCTGGAAATCCTTCCAGTCCACGCGGCGGACAACGGTGGCGCTACCGTAATTTCCGACCTCGTCACGCTCCCATACAAACCACGCCGTATTCATGCGGCTACTGGTCTTGTTCCCTTCCCACCCGTCGCGGTGCATCATGGGCAGGCGGCGCTTGAAGACGTAAACGCGCGCAGGCGGGCAATCGTCCATGACGAAATTGCGGTCATCATCCGCAAACCCGCAAAGGAAGTTCAGATTGAGCAACAGGGCCATCTTGCGCGGCTGATAGACCCGCAGGGCATGGGCCACGAAGGAATTCAGCAGGTCGCCATAGGGCGGATTGGTGACGATATCGTATGAACCGGATTCGTCCGGCTGCGAGGTCAAAAAGTCCTGTACCGCCTGCAATTCGCCGTTGCTGTCCGCCGTGCCGTAATCGTTGATATCGGCCAGCACTACGCTGTAGTGAAACGCTTCCAGCATGCGCGAGATGGCACCGCGCCCGCAGGCCGGTTCAAGAACGCATGCGGTGAACTCTTCCAGCGCCAGCAGCGTAAACATCGCTTCCGGCGGCGTCTCGTAAAGGTTCGCCCCGCGCTCTTCTTTCGTGGCGCTGGCCGTGCCGACCGCCGCGCGAAGATTGGCTTTCGTCGGCTCCAGCCCGGCGGCAAGACGTGCCTGAATGGCCCGCTCCACAATGCCGGGTTCGCGATGTTCTGCCGCTGCGAGCTTGCGGGCTTCGTGAATTTCCTTATACGACAGTCCGGTGTCATCGACGGAAAAACCCTTTCCATCGGAAAGGGTTTTCGGCCTGCCACCCTTCGATGCTTCGCCAGCCGCCTGCGCTTCGTCCCATTTGTCGGCAATCAGGATTTTCGCGCGGGCTTCGATCAAGAGCGCGTCGGCCTGCATGCGCCGAGCCTTGGCAATCAGTTTTTCCGTTGCGCCGATCTGTTCCGCAAACTGTGCGGCGGTCTTGGCCTGATTATAGGCGACAGACGCGACGATGCGGGCGTTGATGATATCGCCATCGTCCAGAAGCGCCCGCGCCCGTTCCACCGTGGCGACCAGCCCCGACGCATCGGCGACCGGCACCACGGCAGTTTCTGTTTTGCGTTCCGGCATGTCGCCCGGCTCCGCAATGCCTTCCAGCATGGCAAGCATTTCGCGGGCGCGGTCGGTCGGGTAATAGGTCTTGCCGTCCTTCTTATCCCGCGTCAGGTAGCCGTTGCTGACGGACTTGTTTGCCGCAACGCCCTGCTGTTGCGATTCGACCGTCACCACACCGTCGCGAACGGCGGCGCTGATGATGACAACGGCGCTTGGGCCGGGCTTGGGGAGTTTGACTTGCTTGTAAGGGGCCATCAGTGCGCCCTCATCAATCGATCAAGATATGCCTGCCCCAAGCCGGTAAGCTTGGCAGTCTCTCCATCGGCGGTAATGTGGAGATAGCCGCAGTTGCGGCATTCTTCGGCGACGATATGGTAAGCGAGGCCAAGAGCGGATAAATCCAACTTGCCGCCCTCGCATTTCACATGCCGCAAAAAGCCCCTTGCACGTTCGGACAAGGGGCGATTCATCAGTTTGGTGATAGCCGGATCGGTCTGGCGCTTCATTCCGCACCCCCGACGACGCTAAGCCCGACCTTGTGACCGCCCTTGGCTTTCACACTGGCGAGCGCCTTGCGAAATGCGGCCAGACCGGCTTCCAGTTCCGCCGCGTCGCGGTCCATTTTGGTCGCTTCGGCTGGCGTCACCACCATGTCGGCAATAGCAACCGCGCCGCCGGAAATCAGATCGCCAGCCTTGCGGACCATTTCGGAATAAGTGACGACGACGCACTGTTCGGCGGCGCGCTCATTTTCCGGGTCGGCCAGCCGCCGCCCGTTAAGTTCCGCCATCGCAGAGGTGACGACCGGCACACCACATTCACTTTCCAGCGCGTAGACGGCATGCAGCGGCATCAATTCCGGGTCGGTCGCGTTGTTCATGCGCCCGATGTGGCTTTTCGAGATCGAGGAAATCTCCGCCGCTCGCTCAATACCGCCGACGAGGCGGATAAGGTCACGTTGCGCGGCTTTGATGCGGTGAAACCATGCGTTTGAAATCATGAGACAATACCTTTCCCGCGCCGGGAAAATCCCGGCGTTTTTCCCGTGGTGGGAATTGATTGGAGATGAGAGTTTCAGGGCGTCAGGAAGTTACGGAGGCCCACATGCAAAACGAGAGTTGCCCGCGCCGGGCGAGAAGAAGGAAAGCGCACCGGCGCGGGTCGCAGCAGGCCGGGAGGATTGGCCGCGCGAAAGGGAAGCGAGGGCGCTCATTCTGCGGCCTCATGAAAAAGCTGCGGGTGGGCATTGCCCCTCGCCGCGAGATTTGCGGAGTAGATCGTTGCCACATCCAGATTGGTAAGCGCGATGATGATTGGCCAGTGACGATCCGGAATCCCGCCTTTGGTCCACTTGTAAACCGCGTCCTTTGAGAAAGGATCAGCGGTCATCCGGCTCGCGTCAGCAATTGCTTTCGGTCCGCCAGCGCGGCTGATGATTTCAGCAATTGTGAGAGTCGTTGTCGTGCCCATGCACGCAGCAATAATGGATTTAAAATCCAATTACAAGGTAAGAGAAATCCAAAACGGAAAATAACTCCGGCTCTATGATGGCGAACATGAATTGGTGGCAAAGATTACAAAAGGCGATGGACGCCAAGGGCTGGAAGATGGCGGAGCTTTCGCGACGCTCTGGCATCCATTATGACAGCATAAATAAATACCTGCGGGGAGACATCAGCCAACCTCGCGGCGACACGCTAAAAATCTTGGCGAAAACATTGGGCGTTTCCGATCTGTGGCTCACTCACGGGATTGAGGCAGCAGCCGAACAAACCGTGACGCCAGTTACTAGCCAACCCGTGGCGGCTGCGGTCATCGGGAGGGTGGAAGCCGGTACATTCAGGGAGGTGGACGCCTTTGATCAACGGGAACGAGAGCTAGTCTCAGTACCGCCCGATGACCGGTTCCCTCATGCGAGACAGATGATATTCGATGTTTCCGGGGATTCGATGAATGACCTGAAACCTCGCCCAATCCTCGAAGGCGACAGAATTGTCGCCGTATCCTTTGAAGATATCGCCAATGAGGTAGTGCTGCGGGATGGAATGGTGGTCGTGGTCGAGCGGTCAAAGGACGGCGGCATGACGCGCGAATGGTCCGTCAAACAGGTGGAAATCTATCAGGACAGAACCGAATTCCATCCGCGCTCCACGAACGCAAGACACAAGCCGATCATAATAAATCGAGATTACTCGGCAGACGACGGCACACAGGTGGAGATTATCGCGCTCGCGCGCCGCATCATAAACGACCTAACGTTCTAGGACAGCCAACGGCGTTTATTCGCTGTGAACTCGCGGCACGCCTCGCTGATTTCACTGAGAATCCAAGGCTGGGGCGGCTCGCACATCCGCATATTCCCCCCGTCATCGAGAAAGCTCATAACGGGGATGACATGAAAGCTATCGTCGTCATCTGACCCAACAGGCGCAATCCCCGCCACCTTGAACGAGTACCCCCGGAAACGCCGCTTCAGGAAGTCAGCGAAATGGGCCTCCGAAGCCGCGATTTGGTGGCGCTTTGGGTACGGGGGAACAATAACAAATTCCAAAACTTCGGTTTCCCGCATGGCTTTACTCCTTCACTCCGATCAGTTGCGCAATCGGGTTGCCGCAAGGGCCACAAGCGAACGGGATTTGCGCTAGGAAGCCACTTTCAAGCAACTCGTCCACGTCGCGCGGGCTGTCATCCCCAGGAGGGATTTCAACCACCCTAGTGGTCTCCCGAAGGCAGTTTTCACACCGCAGAAGCAGCGTGAACGTCTTATATTTCATCAACGCATAACCCATTTTGTTCTCCTTCCGTTCTAATATTTGCAAAAATGCGAACAGAGTCGAGTCGTTTTCGCAGATTGGATTTTATTTCCATATACAGATTGACAATCTCGCAATTGGATTTATTTTCCAAGTCATCCAAGCCGCTCAACCTCGTTGCGGCTCGGGCAGACTGCCGGGCGGCGCACCCTCGAAATGTGAACATGCCGCCCGGCTCCCTCAACGAAAGAAGGATGGAGCCTTATGCTTGCAATGTTCAAAAGCCTCGTCGGAGACAAGGCAAAGAAGTTTTCCGGCAAGACTGATTTTCTGGAAGCGGTTTGCGCCGCGTCCGCCCTCGTCGCCACAGCTGACGGCGAACTTGACGACAAGGAACTTGTGGCCGCCGTCGCCGCCGTGAAGTCCAACGCCGCCCTTTCCGCCGCGTTCGATGCCCGCGGTATCGAAACCACGATGGACAAAATGTGCAGCCGCGCGGTGGGCCGCGTGGGCAAGGCCGGTCTTTTCAAGGAAATCGAAGACATCAAGGCCGACCACGACATGAGCGAAACCGTGCTTCTGGTCGCACTGGACGTGGCAGACAGCGGCGGCATTTCCGACGACGAAAAAGCAGTGCTTGCGAAGATCGCGTCCACTGTGGGGCTTGATCTGGCCAAGTACCTCTAACGATGGCGACCGCGAAGAATATCGCCTTGGCGACGGCGGCGGGCTTACTCGTCACCATGCAGGCCCTCTTCTTTTCCTTCGCCATGGACCTCGTTTCCAGCGTCTTGCTGGTCGCAATCGGCTTCGTCGCAGGCCGCTTGTCTCGCTGAAAAGCCCTCCCGAGCATGAGGCAAAAAGGCTCACCCCACCCCAATCAGGAGATACCGGAATGCGCATCAATACCGCGAACGACACCGAACTGACGCAGGCGATGGCGGACGCCATCCAGCGCGTGGGCGAAGGCTGCACGAAAGCCGACCTTCGAGAATGGTTCACCGCCAATGAAATACACCGCTGCGGCGATGCTGCCATCGCCCGCTTTCATGACATGCGCGTTCGTGACGCGCGTGCTGCTGCCTGATGCCGTTCGGCGATGGCCTTCGGGCCATCATCCAACAGCATCACTGGAGAGCAAAATGGATACCGATATCAAGAAGCTTCGCCAGCGCGCCCAATATCTGCGTCATTGCGCAGAAGTCGCGGAGCGCAACGTTGTCCCACCGACCATCGCAGAAGACGAAGATGAGGACGAAACCCCGAAGCCGTTGCATGTGCGCCTGCGCGAAGCTGCGATCGAGGCAATTGCGGCGGCAAGCGCCCTCGAAATGGCGAACGACCTTTGGCAGCACGCCGACGACTTGAACCGCGCCGCACTCGCCGAAGCCAAAACGCTCGATTGGTACGATGACGCTTATACGGGTTTCTGTGACGGCATGGCCGCAGCCTGAAACGTCCGCTCCGGTTTCCGCCTCACGCGAGGCGGTTTCCCGAACGGATGGAGACAGCCTTGATCCAGATTTACCCCATGATTCCGACAGAGCGCCCGCAGCAAGCAACGCCGCCCTATGGCCGGTTCTTTCTGGCCTGCGCTTGCGCCGTCCTCATCCTCGCCATCATCGGCGGCGCGGCGCTTTGCGCCACCAACCTCGCCGAGATCAAACGCCACCACGTCGCCGCCGGGCGCGCGTGACCTTCCTCCAAACCACAAGGAACCATCCGCATGAAGAAAATTCGCGATGCCTCAACCATCATCGGCATGCTGGAAAACGGCCAGCTTAACCCCGCCTTTTCCGCCGAGATCGGCCAGACGCTGGAAAAGCTTTCGGACATGTCCGAAGCCAACCCCATGCAGAGTTTCAAGGGTTCAGTCACCCTGAAACTGTCCCTGTCCGTCAAGGACGGCATGGTGACGATTGCCGCCGACATGGAATCCAAAACCCCGAAGCTGCCGCGCAAGAACTCGGTCTTTTGGGTTGTCGAAGACGGTGCACTTTCGACCGAGCATCCCCGCCAACACGACATGTTTTCGCCGCGCGAAGTCTCCGCAGGCTGATTTCCCAACTTTAGCAACCGCGTCCGGCCAGTGACCGGCGCACGAACAGAGGAACTAAAATGGACCAACTCACCCACACTGCCGTCGCCGAGATCGCAAAGCTTGCGGCGCAGACCAACGCCGCAATTGTGCAGGTTCCGGCACCTGCCGACGCCAAGGGCATTCCCTCCACCGTCCCGGCGCTGCTGGACCCGACCAGCGGTAAGCTGTCGGACGTGTCGGCAGTCTTCGCACCGTGGCGCACCCGCCCGGAGCGCAAGCAGGGCACTGCCGTCGCCGAGACGCTGGAATCCTTTGTCCAGCTTGTCGAGCGCCACCAGACGGAAAACAGCGTCATCTTTGCGGTAACGGATTGGCGCAACCCCACGTTCACCGCTGTCATCGACTATCACGGCGACGACCCGGACAACGGCAAGCACTGCGTGCACTATGCTTTCCCGCTTTCCGAAGAGTGGAAAGCTTGGCAGGGCATCAATGGCAAGGCCCTGACGCAGAACGAGTTTGCCGAATTCATCGAAGACCATATCGCGGAATTGGCCTCGCCGGACTCTGACGAGACCAAGGACCTCGAATTGCTGTTCAAGGCCAAAGTGGCCTATCCGAACGAACTTGTAGTGCTTTCGCAGGGATTGCAGATCAACGCCGAAACCCGCGTCAAGACGGCTGTGAAACTGCAAACCGGTGAAAGCCAGATCGTTTTCGAGGAAGACCACAAGAACGCCAACGGCGACCCCATCACCGTGCCGGGCGTCTTCGTGCTCAACATCGCGCCGTTCTTCCAGGGTGAAAGCATCCGCTTGCCCGTGCGTCTGCGCTACCGCCTTCGCGAAGGCAAGCTTTCGTGGACCTGCATGCTTTACCGGCCCGATACCCACATCACCAAGGCAGTAACCTTCGCCCTGCACGAAACCGCCGCAGAACTTGGCCTGCCGAAGTTCGCGGGCAAGCCGGAAATGTCGGCCTGATTTCACCCGGAGCGCGGGCGGTCGCCGCCCGCCTCCATCCAGCCGGACGGAGCGAGAACATGAAACAGCAGCAAACCACCAGCCAGACCGAAGCCAGACAGCCGCTTTTTCGTGTCCGCTTTTATGACGGCTTCACAATCACCACACCCGCCGCCAACGTCCTGCGCGCCGAACAGAAGGCCCGCCGCCAGCGCCCCGGCTTTGTCGAATCCGTCCGCATCATTAATGGAGTTCACTATGCAAAGTGATGACGTTGCCCGCTTTTTGACGGCCACGCTGGACGTGTATTGCATGACCGCACGTCGCACGGGCCGCACCACGGCGATGCTCGCAGCTGCGCAACCGGGCGACTTGATTATCGTTCCGACCGAGGCCGAGCAGTATCGCATCATGCGAAAGCTCGCCGTCACACACAGAGACAGAGAAATCCAAGTGATTGCCATGGACCCGATGCGGCTTGAGCATCTTGGCCCCATGCGCAGGAACTACCGGGCTGTACACTTCGACCACAGTTGGCTTGAGCGCTTCTATCAAACCGCGTTCCACTCCGCAGCCGCGACCCTGTATTTTTTCACCCAAGAATGCACGCTCCCGGCCAGCCCGCCGCCGAAGCCGCCGCGCGATGCCACCTTCGAGCTTTCGCGTTTCAAGCTTTCGGTGCGCAACTCATCATCAAAGGGCGCAGCATGACGCCCGAACAGCTTTCCGTTCTCTCCGCCCTGCCGCAACTGGCGTTGTCGGTCCGACAGCCGTGGGTTCACTGCATTTTCGAACTTGGCAAGCCGGTCGAGAACCGGACGTGGGCGACGAAGTATCGCGGCCCGGTCTGCATCCATGCCGCCAAGGGCATGACGGCGGATGAGTGGCTTGACGGTCTTTATGTTGCCCGCGCCGCCTTGCCCGAAGGCCACACCGGGCCTGCATTTCCGGGCCGAAAAGACGAACGCCGCCTGCCGCGCGGCGGCATCGTCGGAACAGTCGAAATCGTGGATTGCGTCACGCGCCACAACAGCGCGTGGTTTTTCGGCCCCTACGGCTTCGTGCTGGCAAATCCCCAACCCTGCGAATTTATCCCGGTCAAAGGAGCGCTTGGCTTTTTCGACTGGCGGAAAAACCTTGAGGTCACCCCATGACAGATATCGTCAAAGCAGCGAAGAAGCTTATTGATTGCGTCGAATTCGACATGAACGGCGCTGGCGGCAAGGGTGGCAACGGCGGTTTGCTGTCCGACACCACTTTGCGCGCCGCCCACGACCTACGGGTTATTATGAGCCGCGAGGTTTATAGCCCTGCCGTGCAAGCCATTGCGGCCGAACGTCGCCGCCAGATCGAAAAGGAAGGATGGCTACCAGAGCACGACGACACCCACATAAATGGCGAACTGGCGCAGGCAGCAGCCGCTTATACCCTTGGACTTTACGCGGTGACCGGCGCTGTTCAGTCCGGCAAAAAATTTCTGCCGTGGGCTAGAACACTCTGGCCTTGGGACTTGAAGTGGTGGAAGCCGAAAGACCGGGAACACGATCTGGTGAAGGCTGGCGCGCTTATGGTTGCCGAACTTGAACGGCTGTACCGCGCCGCATCGTCCACCACACGGAAAGGCGGCGCAGCATGACCACGCCGACCGCAGAATCAGAAAACCCGCTTATTGAACTCGCAAAGGCGCTCGCACGCCGTCGCGCAAGGCTTGACGTTGCAGCCGAACCGGAAGCAATGTCTAACGAAGCACCCGCGCAACCCGCAAAGAGAATGCAATGAAACGTGCTGTAGTTTACGCCCGGTACTCCACCGACCTGCAAAATGACAAGTCTGTGGAAGATCAAGTTCGCCTTTGCGAAGCCCATGCCGAGCGGCTTGGCGTGCGTATCGTGCGCTCTTTTCATGACCGTGCGAAATCTGGCGCTTCCATGTTTGGCCGGACGGGCCTTACGGAAATGATGCAGGCCGCCGAGCGCAACGAATTCGATATCCTCATTTCCGAACACACCGACCGCATATCGCGCGACATCGCCGATCTAGCCCACATTCACAAATTACTAAAGTTTCGAGGCATCGAGATCAATTGCGTAAACGGCGGCGCAATCGATACCGTCCAAGTTGGCATGTATGGCGTCATTGGCCAGATGCAACGCGAGGAAGGTGCGAAGAAGACGAAGCGCGGCATGGTGGGCGTCGTGCGCTCCGGGCGCAGCGCAGGCGGCAAAGCCTACGGTTACGAACCCGTGCCGGGCAAGCCGGGAGAGCTTCAAATCATCCCCGAGGAAGCGAATGTTGTTCGTCGAATTTTCCGCCTGTACGCAGCAGGCGTTTCCCCCCGGAATATTGCGGGCGGCTTGAACGCCGATGAAATCGCCCCACCCCGTGGAAGCCACTGGAATGCATCAACCTTGAACGGGAGCGGCGCGCGCAGCTACGGCATCCTGCGC